GTAAACGACGAGCCAGACCAATACGGGAACATTGCCAGCGCCAAGCAGGACTTAGGCAAGGAACGCCGACAAGCAGGCGAAAAAGCCCCGTATTGTGGAAATGGGAAATGGCTTGAGACGCGGCAGGCACCAGCGACCAAGCCAGCGGCACAGCCGAAGCACAGGGAGGATTTTGACAATGACGATTCGGGAATCCCCTTTTGACCGTCAACGCCTTACCGAATAGTCTTGACCTAACACGGGGCGAGGTGTTTACCCTCTTGGGCACCGCAACCGGACATGCTCCAACCCTTCCTTGACGCTATTGCACGGATTTTCAGCCGCAGGATCACCCCCAGCGGCATGACTTCGCGACAATGGCAGGCGACGGCACCAGCCATCCGACAGCGGGCGTTCTTTTCCGCAACCGTCACAAGCGCCAAGGTGCTGACCGCTTATCGTCGCTCAATCACTGACTGGATGAGCGGCGTGATTGAGCAGGTTACGACGCCGGATGGACGGATTGAGACAGCTTACAAGGTGAGCGGATTGAGTGATTTCCGCAAGACGGCGCGGAAGTTTCTGGTGTCGGAGGGGCTGGCGACTCCCGCAGACTTCGCGGATGATTCGATTCAGAATGTCGCATCTCTCTCTCGCCTTCAGTTGGTTTTCAACACGAACATAGAGCAGGCCAACACCTTCGCCAACTATCAGCAATACGTTAGCGACCCGGCGACGATGAACGCTTTCCCGGCAGCGCGGTTTTACAGGCGACCCGGCGCGAAGATCAAGCGGCCTCGCCACGTTCAAGCTGAGGGTGAAATCAGGCGGTGGGATGACACGGCGTTTTGGTTATTCCAGAACGCTGCCGACATAGGCGGGTTTAGCGTTCCTTGGGGACCGTTCGGGTTTAACTCCTACATGGTTGCCGAGCCTGTCACGCGAGCGGTTTCTGATTCGCTTGGATTGACGACGCCGGGCGAGAGGGTGATGCCGCTGGACCTTACGCCATGGGGAGCGGAAGCCCCGGCGAGGATCAATGCTGGCGTGGAAGCGAGGCTTGACGACGTGCCAGATGAGATTGCGCAGGCAGCTAGACGGCGATTGGTTGAGAGGTTCGGTCCGCAGGTGCTAGACCGGAATGGAAACCCGACGCTTGACTTTGCGCGGTCATTGCTTAGGAGGTAACGCATGGGACGCCCAACGAAAAAGACGGATGAAATCATCAAACGGGTGATTGAAGGGCTATCGAAAGGAACGCCGCTTGCCGTGATTTGCCGAGAGGATGACATGCCAGACGATGACTCGATTCGGCTATGGGCACAGAAAGACCAAGAGCTTTTTCGGGCCATCGCGCGCGCGAGGCAACTAGGATTTGATGCGATTGCCGACAATGTTCGATCAACCGCAAGGGGCAAGGGTGACAGCACGGGCGACTTCCAGCGTGACAAGCTCATCATTGAAACCGACCTAAAGCTCCTCGCTAAGTGGGACCCAAAACGCTACGGCGACAAGATCACTCAGGAAATCAGCGGGCCGGATGGCGCGCCAATCCAATCGCAAGCCGTATCCCTTGACCCCGCGCAAGAGGCGGCTTTACATCAGGTCATCGAGGACGCTAAGAGCCGGATCAAATGATGGGGCCGACAGAGTTTTGCGTTAAGATTCTCGGGGTGATTCCCTACCTGTGGCAGATCGAAGCTATGGAAGCGGTGGCCATGGGTCGGCCTGCAAGCGTGGTGGCGGCAAACGGCAGCGGGAAAACGGACAGGGTGGTTGCGCCCCTCATCCTATGGTTTCTCCATTGCCACCCGAAAGGCAAGGTTGTCTTTACCTCCGGGTCATTCCGCCAGCTAACGAATCAGCTATGGCCAGCGGTTCGCAAGCACCGATTACGCTTTCCCAAGTGGACGTTTCTAAGCGAGGAAATCAGGACGCCCGAGGGAGGCTTTGCGCTTGGATTCAGCACCGACGACGCGGGCAGGGCCGAGGGTTGGCATGGAGAGCCGGATGCACCCCTGTTTCTCATCATTGACGAGGCCAAGACGGTCCCGAATGCAATCTTTGAAGCCTTTGACCGATGCACACGCCTCTACCAACTATGGGTTTCCTCCCCCGGTGCCCCCATGGGGCAGTTTTACGATTCACACCACAAAACCGCCTCGCTCTACTGGACGCGCAAAGTCCCTTCAACGGAATGCCCGCACATCCCCGAGGAACGGCGCGAGCTTGACCGGATCAAATACGGTGAGGATCACCCGCTTTACCGATCGAAGCACCTTGCCGAGTTCACGGAGGATTCTGAGCGGTTGATCATATCCGCGCCAAGGTTGCGCGATGCGCTGACAAAACAGCCGGAACCAAACACAAACGGCGAGGTTGTCGCTTTCTGTGACTTCGCTGCCGGGGGTGATGAGAACGCCCTAGCAGTTAGGCGCGGAAACAAGGCGCGATTGGTGAAGGCGTGGACGGAGAAGGACACGATGCAAACGTGCCGGGAGTTTGTGAAGTTGTTTGAGGCTGAGAAGCTCACGCCGGGTCAAATCTACGGGGACGCGGACGGCATGGGGACCGTATTCTGTGACGTGCTGGCAGAGATGGGGTGGCGAATCAACCGCTTTCACGGCGGGGCTAAGGCGAGCGAACCGGAGGAATATGCGAACCTGATCGGGGAAGTCTGGCACGTTGCGGCAAGGGAGATTGAGCGGGGCAGGATCAACCTTGGCGAGCTTGACCCCCTCACTTTCGAACAGTTGACCACCCGAAAGAGCGAATGGAGCGACAACGGGAAATTGCGCTGCCAATCGAAGGAGAAAATGAAGAAGGAGGGGTTGAAATCCCCTGACCGGGGCGATGCCATTGTTGGGTGCATCGGATGCGGCTCCCGGCTTTACGGCGCATGGACGGCCAGCAGTAAAGCCGAGACGAAGCCGGGGACGTTTGCCGCGCCAACCATCACGGGCTTCAATTCTATTTAAGACTTGCGAAAAGTCTATTTTAGTCTATTCGGGGCGCATGACGAAAGCCGAAACTCAGGGCGTGACCTTCCCCCTTCCCGCGCAATACAGGCAGCAGGATTATGACTTGGCCAACGTCACGCCGGATCAGGTCCGCTCAATCCTCCGCAACGTCCGCAACGGCAGGCTTGAGGATCAGGATCGGCTCTTCCGCCTGATGCTAGACACTTGGCCGCGATTGCGGAAGAACCTAGGCGAAGTAGCAGGGGCTGTGTCTCGCCTCCCGCTGGAAATCATCGCGCCGATTGCCGAGGGTCAAGAGGAAGCCACCCCAAAAGCATCCGCGATTGCCGACGTCGTGAGGCGGGCGTTCAACTCCTACGCGCCGAAAGCAGGGGCGTGGGAACTTTCGGGGCCGGATTCAATGAAGGCGGGGATTGCCGCGTATCTCAAGGGCACGGTGGTTTTGGAAATCGTCTGGCAGATTGCCAATGGCATCGCATCACCCCGCTGCTACTCGCCAGTTCCGGCGAAATACCTTTCATTTCCGCAACAGGGCAACGAAGTGGATAGGCTCATGGTCGCCCCTCAAGGTGTGCCCACCTCGACGCTGGAGGACTTCCCGCCAGACCGCTTCCTTGTTTTCGTTTGGAGCAACTTCGACGCTCACCCAATCCATGCCGCTCTATTGCGCCCGCTTGCGAAGGAGTGGCTTGCCTACATTTATGGCAAGGGGTGGGCGATGCAATACGCGCAGCTATTCGGCATCCCATGGCGAACCATCAAGACGGATGGCAGCGATGAGGCCAACGCGGAGGCCGACGCATTCCTTGCTAACATCGGATCAAGCGGATGGGCAAGGCACACGACCAGCACCGAGTTTCAGATCCATGATGCGGTTAAGGGTGATGCTTCCCAACTTCCCCAAATGGTCATTGCTCACGAAGCCGACAGGCAATGCGACATCCTTCTGCTAGGTCAGACCCTCACGACGGACGTAGGGGACAGCGGCAGCCGCGCACTTGGTGACGTTCACATGGCCGTTCGTGCTGACGTTCTCCAATCCGTCGCTTCATGGGTTGCCGGCGTGATTACCGATCAACTCATTCCAGCAATCGTGCGCTTCAACTTTGGCAGCGTCCCGACGGAGGAAATGCCCTATTGCGAAATCAAAGTGCCGGAAGCACGCGACGAGAAATCCATTGCCGAGCGGGTCAAGCTATTGAAGGACATCGGATTGGACATTCCCAAGAAATGGGCACATGAGACGCTTGGCGTCCCGATTCCAGAGCCGGGTGATGAGTTGCTGGAATCGAAACCGGAAGAGGCACCGCCGCCGCCGCTCAACGTCCCGCAACCGGATGATGACGAGGAAGACGATGATGAGGAAGAGTTGCGCCCGACCGACGAGATGGCCATAGCCGCCAGCAAAGCACTTGAAATGCGCCGACTGGCCCCACCCGGACAGCGGACCATGGGCGGGCTTGGCATGGCACGCGCAAGGGACATTGCGAACGGCGTGCCGCTATCGGTGGAAACCGTGCGATCAATGGTTGCCTACTTCGACAAGGCGGAAACCGTCCGCGCATCATGGCCGGAAGGTGCAAAGGAATGGCAGGCATGGAACGGCTACGGTGGAGACGCCGGGGCGAAATGGGCGCGGGAAACCCTCGAAAGAATCCAATGACCGCCGATCAAGTCAAAGCCAAGTATGCCAAGCGGTTTCCCGAAATCGCGGAGGCATGGCTTGCGGTGATTGACCGGGAGCTTGCCGACCTCATGGACAAGAGCGAGCGCATGACCATCGGCGCGTTCTATGCCGAGGTTGAGGCGTCCCTTGCCCGCATCCCGAGGATGTTTGACGAGCTAGGCATTCAAGGGCTTTCCGAGGAGTTGGAGGAGGCGATTGGTGAGGCGGTGATTGCGGGATTAACAGAAAAGAAACCATGAACACGGGCAAGTCATTCATCACGGTTAAGGTTGATTCGTCGCAGATAGACGAGGCTAGGCTAGATTTCATCCGATTAACCTCCGCTCCCATAAGGCGCGAAGCTGTTAGGATAGGAGCAGAAGCGGCTTTGATTTCTGTAAAGGGGTATTATGGCCGGGGCGGGCGATACATGTGGGAAAACAAATCACTTTCAACGCATGGCCCCGGAAGAACCAGCACCAACTGGTTTTTCCCGGTGGAAAGCGGCTGGCACATTTCCAGCGCCAACGGCACAAGCACGACCTTATCAAACAACACCGTTGGCCTAGCTCACAAGGTCACAGGCGGAACCATCCGGGCGAAACGCAAGCGATTCTTGACAATCCCGATTGACCCTAGAGCACACGGAAGGAGCGCCGCTGACTTCGCCAGCAAGTTCGGGAAACTCTTTGCCGTCAAGGGTGTGCTGGCAATCAGTGATGGGGAAGGCGGAATCAAACCCATCTATGCCCTTCGTAAGTCAGTCACGCACGCCCCATGGCCGGGAGCTTTGCCGCCAGAAAGGGAATACGTCGAAGCGTTCGCGGACGCCGCAATCCGCCACATCATCTCCATCATGGAAACTTAGCCTAGACTAAGATTTTTAGCCTAGGTTAAGATTTTATTTGACGGGGTTGATTGTTTCGGGTAATTCCGGCGCAGATGCTTGCCACGGAATCAATTCAATCCGGTTTCTCCGCTGAGATTTCAGCCGTGGAATCGTCGATTGTTTACTTGCCGGAAGGTGTCCACGAAATCTCCGCCACCGTTGACGGCAAGCCCCAGAAGCGCAAAGTCACGGTTGACGAGCGTATCCTTGCCGGGTTCTCGGAAGACTTGAAAGCCCGCCAATCCCGAAACGTTCGCCCCTTTGGTGGATTCGATCACAAGGAAGGCCCGGCTTCATTCATCCCCCTTGAGTTTCGCTACGAGCGCGGAACGGGATTGATCCTCGACGTTGAGTGGACCGCCGCAGGACGCGCAGCAATCGACGGCAAGGATTACAGCTACTTTTCCCCCACGTTCTCCCTCGCTAAAGGCAAGGGCATTCCCGTTGGCCTGCTCAAACGCGGCGAGGTGGGATCACTCGTCAACGAACCAGCCTTTGAAGAAATCGAACGCATCGCAGCCTCACACACCGAAACCATGGACATCCAACACCTCATCGAACTCGGACTCGTCGAAGCGGGTCAAGACCCCGACACCGCGTTAGAAGCCGCGAAAGCCTCGCTTGCGACCCTCCGCGAAACCGCCTCAACCGTCGAATCGGTGCAAGCCGCTGCCACCACCGCAACGGAAGAAGTCAACGCCGCCAAGGTTGAACTTGAAACCGTCAAGGCCGCAAACGTCGAACTCACCACCGAACTCGAAACCCTCAAAGCCGCCAACAAGCAAGCCGTTGAAGACGCTGCCGACAAAGCCATTGAGGAAGCCGTTCAAGCTGGCCGCATCCCCGCGCAAGACGAGGAAACCAAAACCTTCTGGCGTGATTCAATTCTCGCCAAGCCTGACAGCGCAAAAATCCTCGCTGCTCTCCCCGGCAAAGATGCACTGAAAGGTGAAACCATTCTGGCAGGCCGCAAGACCGCAGACGATGACAAGCCGAAAGGAATGGACGCCGTGCAAGCCGCATTCAAATCCGAACTAGAAGAACTCACTAAGTAACATCTAACACTTTACCCTAAACCACCATGCCTAATAACCTTACTCTCCTTGACCTCGCCAAGCTCAACGGCTCTGATAAAGTCGTTGGTTTGATCGAAGAAGTCGCCACCGTCGCCCCCGAGGTGACGATCATCCCGGCTCGCACGATTCGCGGAACCAGTTACGATACCGTGATTCGCAACTCCCGCCCAACCGTTGCATTCCGTTCCGCCAACAAAGGAACCGACGCCACCAAGTCAAACTTCACCCCGCGCAAGGTTGAGGCGTTCATCCTGTCTTCCCGCGTGGAGGTGGATAAGGCCGTTGCCAAAGCCTACGAAGACGGACCGGACGCGCTCATGGCAATCGAAGCCGCTGGCGTAATGGCAGCCGCCCTTGTCACCGTTGGCTCTCAAACCATCTATGGCGATGCTGCAACCTCACAAGGCTTCTTTGGCCTGCAAGCCCTCGCAACCGCGCTTGATGCTGTCATCACCGACGCAGGCGGAAGCACCGCTGGAACGGGTTCTTCGGTTTATATCATCTCCGCAGGAAATCAAGGCGTTCAATACGTTTACGGCACCGGAACCACGTTTGACCTCTCGCCCTTCCGCGAAGGTGACGCTACCGACGCAGACGGCAAACGATTCGCGGCTTACATCGCGGACCTCACCGCATGGGTTGGCCTTCAATGCGTCAACAAGCACGCCGTTGCCCGCCTCAAGGACTTTACCGAAGATTCCGGTAAAGGAGTCACGGATGCGAAGATCCTCGACGCCTTGCGCCGGATGCCAATCGGAAGCCGCCCAACTCATATCCTTATGAGCCGCCGCTCCGCTTATCAGTTGGCTATCTCCCGCACGATCACTCCAAACGCCAAGGTTGAAGCCGCGACCGGACTGGTCAACGGACTTCCC